ACTCAAGACCTGATGAGGCACTGAAGGCTTGTGCTATCTACGCTAGGCAGATTGCCAAGACATATGACTGTGCTGTATTTTATATGTCACAGTTATCAGCCGATGCTGAAGGTCGTGCGCAGCTTAACCAATCAATGATGGAAGGCTCACGTACAGGTAAGGCTGCTGAAGCTGACCTGATGATACTGATTGGTAAGTCACCTACCGTAGAAGGACAGGAAGAAGAAAGTCCACTACGCCATATCAACATTGTCAAGAACAAGCTGAATGGCTGGCATGGCATGGTCAACTGCGAACTTAACTATCAGACTGCGAGGTATGAGGGATGAGGAAACGATTTAGTGAAGCCTTACATGGTAAGCATGACAAGCCAGCACGTATCCGTACTATGGAATACATGCAGGTTAAGGGCTATGAGATATGGGAGAACCCTAATACCTATGGGCAAGACTTGATTGCCGAAGGTAGCAAGGGTAAGTTCTATGTTGAGTGCGAGGTAAAGACTGTATGGGATACAGACAAGTTCCCTTTCGATACAGTACAGTTGCCAGAACGAAAGAGTAAGTTCTTTGTATCACCTACATTGTTCTTCATCTGGAATAAACCCTTGTCCTCTGCAATTATGTTTAAGTCTGATGACATTAAACACTTGACACCAGTTGAGGTATCTAATAAATATATAACGTCTGGCGAGTTCTTCTATCAGATACCGCTAGACATGACAGGAACAGTAAGGATGGGCAGATATGAAACTAACACTTGATGTAGAGAATACAACGACTAAGCGAGATGGCAAGCTACACCTTGACCCCTTTGAGCCTAACAACTCACTGACTATGGTTGGTGTACTGACTGACCAAGGACACGAGCAGCATTTTCCTTTTGACCATGCTGACGTTCCTAGTCAAGCTGACTACCACGATCGTGTACAATGGTTCCTTGACCAAGCTACCGTACTCATCTGTCACAACGTGGCACATGATTTGTTATGGCTATGGGAGTCAGGCTTCAAATATGATGGTGCAGTGTTTGATACTATGCTTGTTGAGTACGTCTTGCAGCGTGGTATCAAGGAACCTCTATCACTAGAGGCTTGTGCAGAACGATATGAATTAGATACTAAGAAGCAAGATACCTTGAAAGAGTACTTCAAGAAAGGCTATAGTACACGAGACATACCATACAACGAGTTGTGTGAGTATCTATCTGCTGACCTTCATGCTACGCAGCAGCTTGCTGACAAGCTATGGTATCGCCTTAACACTACGGCAGATGCAGGTCTGCTATCTACTGCACGACTTACTAATCGTGTAGCTAAGTGCTTGACTGCCATCTATCAGCGTGGCTTTGCTGTAGACATCAGCAAGCTTGACGAAGTGCGTACAGAGTTTGAGCAGGAGAAGAAGCAGCTAGTCTCTGACTTGCAGTCTCATGTACGTAAGCTGATGGGCGATACGCCTATCAACCTTAACAGTCCAGAGCAATTGTCTTGGGTTATCTATAGCCGCAAGGTTATTGACAAGCCCTATTGGGGTAATGCTATTGACCCATATATGGCAGATGCAGACTTCCGTAGTCTCATTGCTGGCGGTACAGAGAAAATATACAAGACTAATGCAAAGCAGTGTAGTGAGTGCAATGGCACTGGACAGATACGAAAGGTTAAGAAAGATGGAACACCATTTGCTAGAACTAATAAATGCACACGCTGTGTTGGGGATGGTTATCTTCTTATACCTAATGTGGAATTGGCGGGGCTAAAGTTCAAGCCACCATCAGCTAAGTGGGCATCAGCCAACGGCTTTTCCACTAGCAAGCAGAACCTAGAGGTACTTGAGGCCGCAGCTAAGTCACGAGGTATGACTGATGCTGTTGACTTCTTGTCTAAGGTACGGCGGCTATCTGCTGTCGATACCTACCTGTCATCATTCGTTGATGGCATTGGAACATACACCAAGCAAGATGGTATGCTGCATGTACGGTTGCTTCAGCATCGCACATCAACAGGCCGCTTCTCTGGTGCTGATCCTAATATGCAGAACATGCCACGTGGCGGTACGTTCCCTGTAAAGAAAGTCTTTGTGTCACGATTCGATGGTGGTAAGATAATGGAAGCTGACTTTGCGCAGCTTGAGTTTCGTACTGCCGCTTATTTATCACAGGATGAGGTAGCAATTGAAGAAGTATCTACTGGATTTGATGTACATGCATACACCGCTAAAGTTATTACCGATGCTGGTCAACCTACGAGTAGGCAGGATGCGAAAGCGCACACCTTTGCTCCCCTCTACGGTGCCACTGGATATGGTAGAACAAAAGCAGAAGCAGCATACTACGAACACTTCAACAGCAAGTACCAAGGAGTTGCCGCTTGGCATTCCCGACTGGCTAAAGAAGCTATAGCCACACAAAAGATAACCACGCCTAGTGGTCGTGAGTTTGCGTTCCCTGATGTGGTACGTAAATCTACCGGGCGTGTGTCACACTTTACACAGATTAAGAACTACCCTGTGCAATCATTCGCTACTGCAGACATTGTACCTATTGCATTGCTGCACATTGATGACTTGCTAAAGGGTATGCAATCATGTATAGTGAACTCAGTGCATGATAGTATTGTCATTGACGTACACCCTGACGAAGAAGCGCAGGTAATCAATGTCATAGACGCTACCAATAAAGCACTACCTGAACTCATCACTTTACGGTGGGGAGTTGACTTCAACGTACCTCTATTATTAGAGGCAAAGATAGGCCCGAATTGGCTTGACACCAAGGACGTAACCTGATATAACTATGCATCTTACAACTGAAAAGGAGTTAATAAACATGACTGAAATCGCAACAATTGATACTAATAATTTCGCAGCTATGGCTAAAGCAATGGGCATCGCTAATGAGGGTGGCAACAGCAGCAAGAAATCTGCAAGCACACTTGCTCGTTTACGTATTCATCACACACCTATCATGGGTGAGGCTGAAGTAAAAGGTAAGCGTGTTAATATGGAAGTTGTTTCTGGTGGTATGTACAAGCTGGAGATTCCAGATGGCCCTACCTACTACGCTTCGTCTGTGAAGTTACGTCCATACCTACAGCGTTTCATGTACAAGAAGTTTGTCATGGCTACAGGTCAAGCACCTAACCGTTATGTTAAGACAGTGATGGCAGATAATTTGAACACTGATCTTAAAGATAATGACGGTGGCTTTAACTGCGGTAAGCCAGCAGGTTACATTGCTGACTGGAAGTCACTACCTGAGAAGACACAGGAACTGATCCGTCAGATCAAGCGTGTACGAGTAATGCTTGGCACAGTAGAGATGGTTGATCCTATGGATGCAAGCGGTAATCCTGTAGAGGTGGATGCAACACCCTTCATCTGGGAGATTGAGAACCGTGATGCCTTCAAAGAGTTTGGTAATGTCTTTGCTAAACTGAACAAGATGAAGCGTCTGCCAGTGCAGCACAACATCGTTTCAGTTACAGAAGAACGTAAGCTGCCTAACGGTAGTAGCTTCTACCTACCAGTGACAACGCTTGACGTTACTAAGACACTGGAACTTACTCAAGAAGATCAAGATCGCTTCGGTGACTTCATGGCTTGGGTACAGAACTACAACGAGTACATCATCAATACCTATGCTGAGAAAGCTAACTCACATAGTGATGAGGATGATGAAGTAATCGTTGATGGTATCGTTGACATTGAACTTGAAGATGAGGTGGCATAATGAATCATCCCGCTGAACTAGCATTGCATCAGTACATGGAGAATGCTGTCAAAGGCACATCCACTATGTCTGACACTACCATCAAGCAAGTAGCTGATGACGTAGCTGATGCAATTACTCGTCAGTTCGGGAGTGGTAAGTCAAGGGGTGACTTTCGTTTGCGTATGTCAAATGTTGGTCGCCCTACTTGCCAGCTTTGGTATGAAAAGAACAAGCCAGAGGTGGCACTGCCCTTCCCAACTACATTCGTAATGAACATGATGATCGGTGATATCGTTGAGGCGGTGTTCAAAGGTCTTCTCAAAGAAGCAGGAGTAAAATACAATGATACTGAAAAAGTCACTCTTGACATTGGTACTACTCATATTAATGGGTCATATGATATTGTCATTAACGATGCAGTGGATGATATTAAGTCAGCTTCAGACTGGTCATACAGAAACAAGTTTGAATCTTACGACACCCTTGCTAAAGGTGATGGGTTCGGATACGTTGGACAGTTAGCTGGCTACGCCAAGGCTTCCGGCAAACGTGCTGGTGGTTGGTGGGTAGTCAACAAAGCTAACGGTCAATTCAAGTATGTCCCTGCTGACAACCTAGACATGGACAAAGAGTTAGATAAGATCAGCAAGACAGTAGCAACAGTAGAGGAGAACAAGTTTGAAAGATGCTTTGAACCAGTACCAGAGAAGTTTAGAGGTAAGGAGACAGGTAATAAGATACTTAATGATGGGTGTCGTTTCTGTTCTTATCGTTTTGATTGTTGGTCTGATCTAACAGAACGCCCAGCAGTCAAGTCACAGGCTAAGAACCCGCCTACAGTAAGTTATATAGGTGGCGTAATTGCCTAACGCAAAACAATTTAGGGCAGCACGTAAGTATGGGTATCGCAGCGGTCTTGAACTCAAAGTATCTGACTATCTCAAGGAGCAGAAGATTGATTTTCTGTATGAGCAGGTCAAGATTGAGTGGGAAGACTTAGCATACAGAACCTATACACCTGACTTCGTGCTGTCCAATGGAATCATCATTGAAACAAAGGGTATGTTCACCGCAGCAGATAGACGCAAGCATCTTGCTATCAAGAAACAACATCCTAAATTAGATATTCGTTTCGTATTTGAAAGTAGCAGACGTAAACTACGTAAGGGTGCTAAGTCTACCTACGGTGAATGGTGTATTAAGTATGGCTTTAGATACTACGACAGGATTATTCCTGAAGATTGGTTGAAGGAGAAGGGTAAGAACAAGCATCCAAAGTTTATTAAGTTTGGCGGCACAAAAGTGAAAAGGAGATAAGCATGGACATGATGGAGAAACTAGCTAGTGAAGTAAATGAGGAAGATTTCCTTATCCGTGTCAGACCATTCTCTAATGATGAGGGTAGATGGTCTGGTGAAGTTGACATATCTATAATGGCTATGCCAGATAACCCCTTAGATGATGAAGACTATTATAATGTAATGCATTTTACTAAGATGATGTGTGCTTCTGTACCTGTCATGGAAGAAGTAGAAGAACTGCGTAATATTGTACATGAATATGTAACAAAAGTTATTGACACAGAGATGGATATTGATGTAGAACTAGAAGAGAAATCGGGTGTAGAAAAAACCTATGATGGCAACGTAATACATCTTAACTTTAACACAAAGACAGGGGGTTCAGCATGAGTAGACATGAAGCATATATGAAATTGATGGAAGAATCAGAACAGTCAGGTAAACGGCCTTGGGGCAGTGTTGATATGGTCAATAGTCCACCACACTACAATCAGACAGGCATTGAGTGTATCCATGCTATCTCTGCTGCCACTGACAAGGGGTTCAGATACTACCTGCAGGGTAACATTATGAAGTACCTCTGGAGATTTGATTACAAGGATAAACCTATAGAGGATTTGCAGAAGGCCAAGTGGTATTTAGACAAGTTGATTGAAGAGGTAATGGCAGATGGCAAGAGTTAAACTGTTCATTACCATAGACGTGGATGAAGAAGAATATCCTATACCTGCTGATGGGCAGGTAGGTGAGGAGATAGAAGATGGCATACGTGAATACTTCTACGATGTAGACGGTGCTGACATCAAAACAATTAGAACTATTATGGAGTAGTAAAATGAGAAGCAACCAATTACCAACAGACTACCAAAACTTTATTGCTCTTTCCCGATATGCACGATGGAAAGAGGATGAGCAACGAAGGGAGACATGGAGTGAAACTGTCACTAGATACTTTGATTATATGGAAGGGCATCTTGGTGCTAACTTTAGTTATAAGCTTCCTGATTCACTGAGGGGTGAGCTAGAAGAGGCAGTACTTAGTCAAGCTATCATGCCTAGCATGAGGGCATTGATGACTTCAGGGCCAGCACTAGACCGCTGCCACGTAGGTGGATACAACTGCTCATACGTACCTGTGGACAGCCCACGTGCGTTTGATGAGACTATGTACATCCTTATGTGTGGCACAGGTGTAGGCTTCTCTGTGGAACGCCATTGCATTGAGAAGCTACCTATTGTGAATGAAGACTTTCATCACACAGACACAGTAATCAAGGTAGGTGATTCACGTCCGGGTTGGGCTAAGTCACTGAAAGAACTGATTGCTATGTTGTACACTGGACAGATTCCCAAGTGGGATGTGTCTGAAGTACGTGCAGCAGGTGAACGCCTCAAGACATTTGGCGGTAGGGCATCAGGCCCACAGCCTTTAGTTGAGTTGTTTGAGTTTGTTGTACAGAAGTTTAAGGGTGCAGCAGGTCGTAGGCTATACCCAATTGAGTGTCACGACATCATGTGTAAGATTGGTGAAGTGGTAGTCGTAGGTGGTGTACGCCGTAGTGCATTGATTTCATTGTCTAATCTTAATGATGACCAGATGGCACATGCTAAGTCAGGTCAGTGGTGGGAGAATGAAGGACAACGTGCGTTGGCTAATAACTCTGTAGCTTACAAGACTAAGCCAGAGATGGGTACATTCATGCGTGAGTGGTTGTCTCTGTACGACAGCAAGTCAGGTGAGCGTGGTATCTTCAACAGGCAGTCAGCTATCAAGCAAGCTGCTAAGAATGGTAGGCGTGAGACTGACCATGACTTCGGCTGCAACCCTTGCAGTGAGATTATCTTACGCCCATACCAGTTCTGTAATTTGTCAGAGGTAGTTGTACGTGAAAGTGATACAACGGACACACTCAAGGAAAAGGTACGACTAGCTACTATCCTTGGCACATTCCAAGCTACGCTGACTAACTTCAAGTACCTACGCAATGTATGGAAGAAGAACACAGAAGAAGAACGCTTGCTTGGTGTATCATTGACGGGTATCATGGACAACAAAATGACATCAACAACAGGTAATACACTTGAAGTGATGCTAGAAGTTCTACGTGATACTGCAGTGCAGACTAATGCAGCTATGGCGAAGCAGCTTAATATACCGCAGTCTACTGCAGTTACTTGTGTGAAGCCTAGCGGTACTGTATCGCAGCTTACAGATGCAGCGTCAGGTATCCATGCACGGCATAACCCATATTACATTCGTACTGTACGTGGAGATAACAAAGACCCACTCACACAGTTCCTTATGTCACAGGGTATTCCGGCAGAGCCTGATGTAATGAAGCCAGACAGCACGACAGTGTTCAGCTTCCCTATGAAGTCACCCTCTGGCGCAATCACTAGGACACAGATGAATGCTATTGAGCAGCTTGAGTTATGGCTTACCTATCAGCGTCATTGGTGCGAACATAAACCATCAGTCACTATCTCAGTCAAAGAAAATGAGTGGATGGCTGTAGGCTCTTGGGTGTATGAACATTTTGATGAGGTATCTGGTATCAGCTTCCTACCATTCAGTGAGCATACATATCAGCAAGCACCTTATCAGGACACAGATGAAGAAAGCTACAAAGAGTTCTTGACAAAGATGCCAAAGAATGTAGACTGGTCATTGCTGCAGGAGTTTGAGAAAGAGGATACCACATCAGGTGGGCGTGAGTTAGCCTGTACTGCAGGGGTATGTGAAATAGTTGACATCGAAGCAGCATAGTGATAAGTTGGTATGGAAACGAGGTGACGGTTGGGTACAATACAACCCCCCTCGTAGCCATCCTAGTTATGAGGAGTGGAAGAAACTAAAAGAGAAGGAGAAAGAAAATGAGAAACATGCTGATTGATGCGCAGACTTCCCACTTAATTGGTGGTATAAATAAACACAAGATGAATATAGAAGTGTATATGAATAACACAATAGGCATTGGTGAACATTCTGATATAATGGAAACCATAGAGTTAGAACTTGAGAAACTAGCTAACTACCACGATAAGCTAGAGATGCTTGTTAAATACTTCCCTAAAACTGAAGAGGAGAAATCCGATGACAAAAAGCGTACTGACAACAGCTAAGACTATCTATGAAGATGGTGAGTGGTGGTACATTCCTAGTGATGGCAAACGAGAAAGGCTAGAACAATACCAGACTAAGAACTCCAGACGTATGTGGGTCAATGGTAAGTATATACCACGTAAGCATCCGCTTTGGAAGGCAGGTAGATACAAGTCACTAGATGATGCTTGGTCACACGAACAGATTGAGCGTACAAAAGAAGGTGAGGTATATGCTATAGTCAATGATGCATGGCTAGGATGGGTCAAGGTAGGTAAGGCAGTTAATGCTGATGATAGATGTAATGGCTATCAAACATCTTCACCCTTTCGTGACTATCGTATCATCGCCCGGATTGAGACAGACAATAGGCACGTTAAAGAAGCGGAGATGCACAAGGTGTTTGACAACTTTGCTGATGAACGTAAGGGTGAATGGTTTAAGATTGATAATGTCACAGCCATTAAGATATTCAACTACCATACAAAGTCTTTATTTCAACAGTTCAAAAAGGAGTTAGTAGATGCGGCGTAATGGTCTAAGTAAGTATGATGCTCCACTCAGGATTCAGTTTGAGTGGGGCTATGAAGCCTTTAAGAAAGGTAAGTGTGGTAAGGCTAAGAAGGGTTTCTTCATGGCTGACAGCGGCATGGATAGGAATACTATGCAGCATCGTGAGTGGGTACGTGGATGGAATACTGCATTCTACGATAACCTTGAGAAGAAGGTAAATAATAATGACAAAGCTAGAGCAGGAAGTTAAACAGTGGATGAAGGAGAAAAAGATGATGAGTGCTATTACAGCTACTGAATACCAGATACGTGCTGCTGAGACTGCCATCTTCCCAAAAGAAAAAGCCCTTGAGTATATTACTCTTGGGCTTACTGGTGAGGCTGGCGAGATTGCTAATAAAGTAAAGAAGTTAATACGTGATGGTGCAGATATAGAAGGCTACAATGATAAACGTAATCAGATAGGTGCAGAGTTAGGAGATGTCCTATGGTACTGCGCTATGCTTGCAAAGGAAGTGGATATGAATCTTGGCAGCATTATGGAAGGTAATCTTGAAAAGCTGGCAGACAGGAAAGCTAGGAACCGTTTACAAGGTGACGGTGATAATCGTTAAGGTTGCACCTTATGCTGCTATTGTACTGTGGTTAATGTATATGTTTGGTATGGCATTAGCCAATGACATATGTGGATGTATAAAGGAGTATGATGGATGGTGGAAGTTTTACTAATGACTATAGCATACATGATGCTACTTAAATATCTATCAAAAAAGATGGGGCCGTAGTTGGCCCCATTTTATTTACTTAGTACTTTTCTGTATGCCTTACCTATTTCAGCTAATCTATTTACATCGAAGGCACCTTCTGTTTTTGTTGCAGTTCCGTCTGGTTCTCTACCATACTTCTCTACAAACTTTACCGCAGCAACTTTACGGATGTCTGGTGGTAATCTCCTATACTCTAACATACCTTTAGCATAAGCTGGTGCATCTGCCTTTAGTTTTTTACCAGTAGAAAGCTGTGTCTTTAACTTTCTAACTTGTTGAGTTATTATAGGTCTAATTTTGGCATTAACAAATGCTTGCTCCGTATATTTTTTACGCACCGCAGGTTTTGCCAGTCGATATTGATTACGATATTTACCCTCTTGCCTACTAGCGAAGTTAATTATTGTCGGTATGGCATCTCGCAACACTTTGTTTTCAAAGTTACGTATACTAGGCACACGTGATGTACTTCCTAACTGCCATTCAGTCAAGCCAAGTCTCTTGGCATACTCACCTTCTTCACTATCGGCTGTATTAAAGCTAAGACCTAGAGCCACACGAGCCATAGGTGCTACTCTACGCTTCTCTTCTTGGAATAGATACTCACGTGAGGGTGCAGCAGCTTCCTCTTCTGGTGTTGTAGTGAAGCGTTTCATAGGCTTGCTTAATTCATTTAAAAATGTAGTCTGGGCATCTAGTGTTGGGTCATCAGCTAAGTCTTTCATAGTTGTACCACGAACACCAGCACCTCTTTGTGCTTCGATAATCTGTCCGAAAGGCACAGCCCATGTAGATAGATAATTACCCAACAATCTACCCGCCCGTCTAGCTGCAACTTCACCACCAACTAAATCAGTATCTGATGCCAAGTCAGCTACCTCTTGCAAAATACCTTGACCTACACCCTGTCTGATGTTTGTGCCTACAAAGGTTTCAGCAAACTCCCTTGGGTCAAAGAAATCATTAAATGTACCCTCTTGCAAACGCCGTGTTGCTTCTGCAATATATAGAAACTGTCTAGCGGGATACTGTGTTGTAGTATCTAACTCTACATCACCTGCTTTTATCATCTTGTAATCAGCGGCGGCCTCATCCATTGTACGTATCTGATAGAAAGCACCAAACGCTGCCATTCCTAGCAGTTCATCCGTAATCTGTTCTTGATTAGAAGCATCATCATCAAGTAGTGCGCCTACTCCTACAGGTACAATAGGCCCAGCTACACCCATACCTACTACGTTCCTAGATATACGCTGCCTATCTTTAGCAGTGAGTTTACCCTTGCCTACACGCCCCATTGTTACAAGGTTTGCCAGCTTACGAGTAAGAGGTATAGATGCACCAGCAGCATACTGCCCCATAAGTTCCATACTATTAAACATAAAACGTGGGAAAGGCATCACAACAGTCAAACCATTGCGTACAATAAACTGTGAAGTAGAACGGAACACACCTATGTCTGGTTGTTTGGCGTAGGTAATGTCCATTGCTCTATTGGTAGCATCTTCTACTAGATTAAGGAAAGACCTACCATCTTTAGGACGCACACTAGATGCATCATTCATTAAGTCCCGCATTTTTCCTTGATTAATGGTATCAATTAAATCAATACCCCATTCACGCTTAGTTAGGCGTTCTAGTTCACCCAAGAAAGCACCACGTCTAATAAGATATTCTTGCCAACGGTTAGGTGTATTTAATGCATCTACAGCATCTTCTAAAACAGTTAGTGATGCATCCAACTTACCGCCTTCACCTCTACCTGTAGAACGCTGAATCTCGTTAATGTTATTAAGCAACATACTAGCTTGTTTACCAAGCGCAGGTTGTTCCATAATAAAGTCAACGTAGTCTTTTGTATGCATGGCATACTCTGGACTAAACATATACTTCATGTGCCGGAAACTGTCTGACCAGTTAGCTTTACTTAGCATAGATGCTGCGCCTGAAGCCAATCCTTTTTCAGATAAGTTGTACAAGGCAGTATCCATTACATTGCCAAGACCCTCTAATGGCGCACGAATACCAGCGGATGTTAAGTTACGTGCAGCAGTAGCAAGCTGCGACACCAGCCCACCACGGCGAATGTTTTCAATACGCATGATGTTCTTACGGATAGCATCCTGTGCTTCTTTAGTAGCAGCTTCCTGCATATCAATAAGTTCATTAGTGGGCCTTGCCCGTTTTATCTGCGATAGTTTATTAAGTATTTTACCAGCTTCAGAACCAGAGTTTACAACAGCAAGAACGTAATCTTCAAAGGACACATTGTATTTACTAAGTGTATCTAACAGTTCATCTCCAGCAACCAGTTCTTTGTTCACTGTCAACTCAAACAGGTTGTCAATTACAGTATACTTCTTTCCCTTCTTGGGTCCAAACTCCCAAGTTCTTGGGGCAAATGCATCTGGATATTGTTTCTTTAAGTCTGCTGCTGCGGCAACTATACCATCTAGCTTGTCTGCTCGTAGTACTGGTTTAGTGAGTGTGTCCTTGCCAGTAGCTAAAAGAGCAGCGTCCGTCTGACTCACTTCACCCCGAAGGAACTCACGTACTGTTCCTTTATTAGCTTGTGTTATTTCTTCTAGTGTATCTTCGCCAGCTTGACGTGCTAAGTCTGGGTCTAGGTTTAAGTTACCGCTTTCATCTGCAACAGATATTGTTTTACCAGTCGTGTCTTGAAACTCTTGGATAAATTCATTCTTGATGTCTCTGTTAGCAGCTACAACTTCTTCTGCAGCTTTAGTTTTTGCAGCAATGTCTTCTGCTGTAGCCCCACGTGCTACAGATATATTCATCCGGGCATTAAAGTATTTGTCACGTGTCTCTTGTTCAGAAATGTTCTTTGCATTTTCAGATTCTGCTAGTATGTCATCTATAGTCTTGACGTTACGTTTTCCTGTGAGTACACCTTTGACACCTTTGGCTAGTGGCTTAGTTATAAGCACACCCTCAAGCACAGACAATGCAGCATCTAGCCCCGGCAAGATATATGAAGCAGCATCTGCATCATTCTCACTAAGTTTCTGCATTTCACGCACGGCTTCTTCCAATGCAAACACGGCACCTACTGGTGTTATGTCTGCACCACCAAGACTTTCAAGGATACTATTAGCATTAGGGTTACCTACAAAGTCATCTGCCATTGATAAGGCAGTCTTCCTGTCTTTAGTAATACCAGAAGCAAGAAGTGCATTAGTCAAACCACTACGTGCTTTCATGCGTACAGTCTCATCGACAGCTACTAATTCAGCACCGTCTGATATTTCTGCTATGTCTTCTTGTGTCAGTGGGTCTGTGGGAAGTTTGTAGTGACGGTTAACTAGGTCAGGGTTTTCTTCATATAGAATATCTGATAGCTTTTCTGTGTCTAAACTACGTAGGTAGGATTCAGTATAGTAAGGATCATCGCTAGACAGATAATCACGTATCATTGCGTCATCATTATCTGGGCTGACTTCGGGTACATCAGTGGTAGCTACGTCATCTGTAGCTTGTTGTTGTGGGCTGTCCACCTCTTCGCCTAGCATATTCACAGGCTTGACAGCATCCATCTGCTTCAGTAAGTCATCGTCACTTATTGAAGTTGTAGATGTGTTTGGCAAGATAGTGTTGCTGCTTGCACCTGTAGCAGCATCCATCTGCTTGAGGAGTTCTTCATCTGACAGCATTTAAAGTACACCTGTTCCCGTCCATATAATCATTTTAGTTACATTGTTTTCTTTGAAGCTGATGACTGTACCTGCTGGGTATTTATTATTTTTTATGTTCTGCATAGCTTCCTGTTTAGAAGCCACTTCAGCAAACTTGGCATTAGCATCTTGATTTTGAGACTTTGATAACTCCGTATTTTTATATGCAGTAGCTTCTCTAGCTACACGTGTTACCCTATCACCTAACATTTTATTTATTTGTGGGTCAATAATATCGTTATCATCAGCATCTTGTGTCGTAAAGCGATTACGTATTTCTGCATATGAATCTGCTTTAGCTTGCATCATTTGTGCTTGCGTACCATCCATAGCTTTTTCAATACCTGTTTCAAGGTCAACTTCAAAGTAAGGTTTAGTGTATGCTTTTTCAGTAGCAGCAAATATGTTTGTTAGACTTTCTTTTGAAAAAGGACTCTTAACTTCTGTCCCGGTTGCATCTGCTTGTGTTTTCTCTAACTTTGTATATAACTTAAACATAGAGTCTATTTGACCCTTTAGCTTACCCTTTTCCTCTGGACTATCAGCCATGCCCATTTTTTGAGTTAAGTCAGTTAGTGCAGCAGTGGGACTACCGTATTTATCATCCATCTCTGCTTCAAACTTCATAGCCTTAACCATCATACCGTAGTTAGGCTGGCCTACATCTGGACGATCAGCAAAAAGTTGATCTGTTTCTTCACTAAAACGGCTTGGTATAGTTACTAAATCACCCGCTAATTCTTGTTCTGTTTTACTGGGTTTACCAAGCATTTTTTGAAAGCCAGTAGGTTGGTAAGATACTTGTGTATCTTCTACATATTTAGGACCGTACTTACGTAGCATGTCTGATAATTCTATAGGATTATTTGTAGCAAAATTATCTACATCTGCAAAGTCATACACTTTCGATATATCAAATTTATTACCCAAAGTTTCTTGATTATTACGCAAACTGTCTCGTATTTTTATTATGCCATCTTTTGTGCCGCCAACACTATCAGCAATAGCTTCAGCACGAGCATTACTACCAGAGATAGCTGCTATTTCTCTTAACGCATCTTCTATCTCACCTTCATCTTTAGTGAGCCTACCCTTTCTAGCCTCACGCATTCGCAGAGAATACTCTTCTGCACGTGACATTTTATCGAAGTTGCGCTTCATATCAAGCTGCACCATCTTATCAAAACCACTAGCTAATCCTGTTACTAAACCTGTACCAAAACCCATTACTGTCTCCGTGCCATCAAGCCTTTAGGCTCTTCTTCTTTCCCATCAGCTTGGTCTACTTTAGCTGCTTCAGTTTCTTCCGGCTCTTCAATGTTGCCTACCTCTTGCTCAAGTTTTTGCATAATCTTAGCCATTTTAGTTTTACTAATCTCACCCTTAGTAGATTCATCAAGACCTGTTACATACTCAACATCAGCACTTTCTGCAATAAACATAATCATTTCTATAATTATAGGTGATACTAGTACACCTACATCTACACTATGAATACCTTCCATCACACTTGATGTTTGCATAATATTAGCTATACTAGTCACGGGTATACCCATCTCAATTACATCAATAAGCTGGTCCATAAACTGTTCAGATGTTATTCTATCCATATAATACTGAATAGCCTCATCTACAGTTGGATACTGTGGAGCAGACTGCCAAGGGCGTGATCCTAACTCAGCAGTTAAAGACATTCCGGGTACAGGTGCATCAAAATTAGGGGTATTATCAAGAGCCATTTATATTTATCCTACGTTCACGTATAGCTTGCAAGTGTTTTTTAACACGAGTTACAGGCTGCGAAAGGTCTTCTTCAGTTTTATCAATACGCATTTTTTTAGGTGCTAACAAGCCTGTATTCGGTGTCTGTTTTTTTGCAGGAGTTTCTTCATCTATTTTCATATTAATATAAGATGAAATTACAGGATTATACTGTCTGGACATTTAGTTTGTTCCTTCTACGCTCTACGACTAAATCCATAAGTTGTTTAGTACACCATTTAAGTAATGGTTTATTACTGATAAACTTAGCATACTTTTCACCATGTGTCAAGTATAGTTTGTTAAACCATGAAGGTGCTTCGTACTTTAACCATGCACGAAATATAAACCAACGCATATCATTGTTACCGTATACTTCACGTGCAACCCAACAACCACCAAATAAATATGCAGCACCTAACGTACTAATAAGACTACCAATAGCATTGCCAGCAGCAGTATCTGCCTGTTCACCTGCTACTTTACTACGTGTCTTGGCATCTAATTCAGCAATAGCCAGCGCATTGTTTCTGTCAATTTGATTTTCAGCAGATGTCCATGCCCATTCCATAGTATCACCATAAAAGTTCCACAGATTATCATAAGCAGTTTTACTAATATCCAGAATAGCGTTAGCATTAAGTTCGTTAGCACGATTAACTGCAGCAGTATCTGATGTAGCAATTTGCCTACGCCACTGTGCATTAGCTTGGGCAATCACAAGTTGATTAGACGCATTAAACTGGTCACGTTGATTATTCAGTTCAGCATTAAAACGTGCAACTGTATTAGTCTGCCCCGCATTAAACTGTGACTGTGCGTTCTGCTGTGTAGCATTGAACTGTGATACTTGTGAACCCAAGCTGGCAAAGAACTGGTCAACTTGATTTTGGCTAGATGCATTAAACTGTGCAGCAGCATTTGTAGCAGCCTGATCTGTAAACAATGCTTGTGTACGTTGCTGTGCTTTGAACAGTTCTGTTTGCTGCCGATTAGACAGGTTAGCCATGTCAACTTGCAAGAAGTTCTGTGCATTCTGTACTGCTGTTTGCTGACGGTTACTTAGGTTAGCTGTATCTAGTTGTGCTAGTGCAGATGCTTCTGCCATTACAAGAGCCTGTCTATTATTCAAGTTAGCCAAGTTCATTGTGTTAGCAGCACGTGAGTTCTCTAGCTGTACTTGCTGTTCTGCTGTAAAGTTCTGGTTGGCAATGTCACTAATCTTACTAGCGTTCATTACCTTTGCTTGGAATATCTGGTCAAACTCTTGACCCATAAACTTAGCACGTTGCTCTGCAGCAAGCATTGCTGACTGCTGTCTGTTAGATAAATTCTGTGATTCAAACTTAGCAACTGTCTGTGCATCTGCCATTGCGATAGGCAATGCAGACTCCATAGCAGCCTGTACAATAGCCTGACCAGCTAGAGATGATGAACCTAAACCTCTTGCTGCCATAGCTGATGTAGCAGCCCTCATCGCACCTGCAGCCCATGCTGGTGGATTAGCACCTTGGAAACTTTGCATTAGACCAGATAGCTGATCTTGTACCATTGCCTGTGCAGATGGATTAGCTGTAGCTGCAGCAGCTTGTGTCTGTGCAGTTAGTGCAGCAGCTTTAGCCGCATCGACACCTGTACCACTAATCAACTCACCATTTTGTAGCTGTCTTTGTACTGGATTATTGATTAAGAAAGCGTTGCCCTGTGCAGCAGCTAGGTTGCTCACAGATGATGTTGTCTGTTGAGCAGCAGTAATCTGCGCACGAGGGTCTTGAGGATTAGCTTGTGCAGCTTGCGTTGCTGAGATAGCTGCGTCTACATCATCGGCTACAGTTTCAGCTTGCATAAGATTAGCATCAGTAACCGTTGGCTGTTGTGCTTGGGCTGTCAGTGCCATAGCTGTTGGCACACCTACTGTACCTGTTAGTTCTCCTGTACCTGCTGCAATGTCTTGTGATGCGTCATAGCCAATGCCTGTAGCGACTGTTTCGCCACCGACAGGTACGCCGGGGCTGTACATTTGTTGTACAGTAAAATCTGTTACATTTCCTGCAGTTCCATCCTCTTTAGTGGGAACGGTAGCGATAGGTGTGCCTGTTGAGCCTACTACGCCTGTGGTTGCTACATTATCTGGTGTAGTTGTGCCGCCATTCGCAAACTTCTTAACCATACCACCTTTAGCCATCTGCATAGCTTTGTTAGTGTACATATCCATCTGTTGTTGTTGAGCAGGATTAGTAGACAAGTAATCTTGAAACCCTTGCATACCACCTTGATAGCCCATAGACCGTGCTATCTTTTCCATACCGCTAGGTTTAAATGCTTTAAACATTGCCATTGATTACAAACCCTTACTTAGTACTTTATCTAACTTGTCTTCTACACGGTGCAATGCTTCCATGACACGGCGCATATCATCACGCATCTCTGCACGTGTAGCGTATTCTTCACGTGTCTTGTTCAGCAGTATCTCTACACGCTTCTGTTCACGTGTCATGCCGTTAGCCCACCAAGCACCACCAGCTACCACTAAGCCGATAAGCATGTCAATTAAACTTGTCATTTCCATTTATAGCTCTATCCTAAAGCCGTAATAATAAGTTTTGGCATATGAAATTGTGCGGATGCCGTACCATCCCAGTGATGGGTTGAGTGTGCCTGTCCTTCATTGGCGGCGGCGTATTCACGGGCTTGTAATTTTAATGTTTTAGCTGATGTCCAAGTAGCTTGCCTTCCTGTCGTAGTATCTGCGGAACCGCCAACAGGTAAAAGATATTCAAAAGTTTGTAACCACTGTGGATTTGCGTTTGCGCCTAAAGTAACTCGTGCTTTTGTAACTTCATCAGAATCTACAAAAAACTTAAAATGACTTATCCCATAACTGTCTTCAAAAACGTAAGCAAACACAAATTTGTAACTTACCATTGTTGTACCAGATGGTGGTGTGTACGAAATGCTAGAGCCAGTGAGGTCAGCGTAGCTTGTAGTAAGATTTTGTGCTGCTGTTACGTTTGCTGCTGTGTATGTGCCGCTTCCTACTGTGTAATCTTGACCATCACAAAGCATAACAAGCTGTTCTTTGATGTTACTACCAGCACCAGCTACCGTTCCAGTAAACGTAGGTGTACCACTAATTGTACTAGTGCCGCCAACAAAATTCGCTAATGTTCTTGCTCTGCTCATATCATTACTCCGGCTTTGTAGGCCAATCACCGCTTAATAAATCAGGCCAGTTTTCGTGGTCTGTTAAATCTCGCAGTGCTTGGCGATAATCAATTTGCGCCTGTGTCATGGTCAAATCAGAACTAGCCCACCAATCGCAAGCAATAAGAAGCCTGTCACGCTCATGTTTATTGTGTTCTGCAATGCTCATTTAAGCCTCGTCTGTTTCGTAAGTAAGTTGCATCATAACTTCTGAATCGGTAGAGCCTGCTGCTCTAAATACAGCTACTGTATCTACTGGAGATACAGTTCCACCAGCACTTGAATAGTAAAGTACAATATCTTTTTTATCTGGCCTCCCAAATCCAACCCAATTGTAACTTGCCCAACCCCCAGCACTGTCAACGCCAAAATATATGGAGGAAGTCGTTGGATAATAATTTGTGACATTTTTTACTTTAAATGGTAATCCCTGAACTGCCAAAAATTCTCCTTCAGCACCGCCATTAGTAAACGCTGCGGCTGACTCATCTATTCTAAGAAATAAAGTTGCATGAACCATATCGCCTATTCTAACGTAATTGCCTATTTGAACAGCGTAAGACGCAGCAGTAAACAAATCGCTTTCATAAGCTACCGTCGTGCCGCTTGAAGTATAAAATGGAGTAAATGTGCTTGAGCGGTAAAAGGCATTAGTAGTTAAGTCTGTCATCTTAAAGTTAGCAGATTGCAAACTTACCGCATTTGAAGATGCACCAGCCGTGGCTGTTAATGCACCCCCCATAGTCACGCCACCGCTAAACGTACCGCCAGATGAAGCAGGTACTGTGTCGGCTACAGTAAATATATCATAGACAAGTATCTCTACAATGTCGCTTGCAGACAGAGCAGCCAAGCCACCAATCGTGTTTGCGGTTGTAGTATTATAATCAGTGCCAGCTACGAGTGCTACACCGTTGAGTGACACATCTACGTAATTACCATCAGTAAACGACAGCGTTGCCCCACTGTCAGATGCACCAGACAGTGATGTTTCACCGCCAGTAGCAGTAAAGTAATAGCGTGACCTTACGCCAGTTCCTGTGGGGGATTTACCTATGTATGGCATGTAGTTACCCCGCTATCTCTGTTGCGCTAATGAATGAAATACCACGTTCATAGCTTGCTGAATCGTCATCCCCATCTGTTCTATTCAAACTCCATGTAGTCCCAGCAACATTATTAAAAGCTACTTTATATGTTATTTGAGATGTAGTGTTATGAGCAGAATCAAAATAAGAATAAGAAGCGTGTTCTGCTGACGAATCAGAATCGTCTGCATAATAACTAAGTGATGTACCCATCAAAATACCAGTGGTCCTACTTCCCGCTGCGGCTGCTTTCAACGCAGTGCTATCCCTAAAGAACAACCAATTACTTTCTGTTGCAGTCGAACTAACCCCCCATTCGCCATTTACCATTGCCTCAATTTTAATAATGCTATTGGTTGCGGTAGGCGTAATATCAACAGTTAAATCCGTTACAACAGTATCCGTATTTGCACTACTAGTTACCTGATTAATACCAGTAAACTGCGTATATTTAACTTGCAGTATTTTACCGCCTGTTCCAGCAGCTAGACTAGCAGATGTAATTGTTGAAAGTGCCATTGTCTAGGCTCCTTAGTACGGGCTATCGCCAAGCACAGATGTATCCCAAGCTGCCTTGAGTTCAGTGATTGTTGATGCAGATGCAATAGCAGAAGCGGCTGGTGCATCACGCAAGGCATCCTTTGCTGTAGCAATATCAGTTGTGCTAGTGCCAGCCTCTAGTGCCTTCATCAGTTCCACGTCTTTAGCTGCAAGCAATGGCTCACGAACCTCACGGATTTTATCCTTAAATATTTCTTTTGCTTTAGTTAAGTCTTCGCTAATTACAGTTCCAGAAAGCGACCAAGCCCCCCGAAAGTCTCTGTTGGCAGGAATGGTAGCAGTTGAGGCATCAATCTGATTACCGTCCTTATCAACAATATATGTTGTTACAGCCATGATTTACTCCTTATGCTGCTAGTTCTAAATCGTCAGAGATACGCCAAGCGTTTCTCCATTCACGAGTTTGTGGTAACTGTTCCTTGCGGCAGATTACCATCTTAGGGCGATTACCCTCATCCCAATTAGTCCAGACAGACTGTGGGCAATCTTTCATAATTAAATACTCAATAGCCTCTTCTTCAGTCATAGCATCAATAGGCTGGGTGTTATGTAGCAGATAGCCACGAGTATGTTTCTTAAAGTCAGGTTGCGCTTCGTCTTTAGCCAGTTCGTGATACACCCACACAGGCGGTAAAATACCACCCTGCAATGCACACGCCATCCAGTTTGGGTCAGGCACAAGTATCTTAGCGCACTCATCAACGCTGTCCTCATAGACAACCCGATAGTCTGACTGCACACCGTCTAGATTTTCCTTTGCCCAGCATAGGCGGTCAAATAGGTGTGTGCCTTTGAACTCTGGTGTCTGGGTCATTATGCGAGGTCTCCCATAATTTGACCGCAGCAAATATCTGTATCCCTACTGGCACCGCCTGTTCCATACCAAGCACGGTAATCAGCAGATGCTGTTAAAAACTCTTCTGCTTGCAAACCACCATTAGACCCGCCGTAAATATTGTGAAGGTCATAAGATGTTGTTACTGAATAGTTAGTATTGTCCATATTGCTGGTGTAAGACTCCCTAAAGTCACCCTCTGCTTCTTCTAAAATTGAAGATATGTTAAAACTGTCACGGTTTACATAAGTTGTAGCATTACAGTTTGCATTGAACCACGCCTTCGCACTACCATTCACCACATACTTTGTGTCGATGACATTTGGTATAGTAACACTAGCACCACCGACTGTTTCAGTTGTGGTAGTGCCTTCAATCTGGTCTGCTATAATTTTTCCAGCCATTATGCAATATCCCCTGCTAGCATACAACTTACGTCTTCGTCAGAACCGCCTGCAATCACTCTAAAATGTTTTACGGAAGTTGTAGGCGTAGCATCGTTAACCAAAGTCCTGTCTCCAGTTGTCGTGCCATCTCGATTACCTGCTGATCCTGCAAAAGCATAAGCAGCATTTGAGAAATGGTTTGAAAAATTCAATTCAAATTGCAAAGCACCACCATCACCAATAGATGAAATGTTTAGACTGTCTCCTGTACCGCTATTTCTTTTTATTGGGGGGTTTGTGTCATCAATACTTACCCACGCTTTTATAAGACCATTTTCAAGAGGCTGAGTAGCACTAGCACCAACCGTCACAGTGACAGTCTTAGCAGTGGTCTTGCCTGTGAGGGTGTCTACTTTTATCTCACTCATTATGCTAAATCCCCGTGTACTGCCAATGTAAAATAAGCATCCTGCAAGGTGATGTTTGTATGTGTGCTTGCAGTTATAAACGAACCAGCCGCATAACCGCTTGATGCAGCATATCTAGTGTATTGTTTCGAAACGGCTGTTCCAGTGTAATGAGAATTTGCAACAACTACATATTGTGTACTAGACATATTATTAGTTAGTGATGTTGTAATAATCCCTGTGCTTGTGTCTACAACGCTGCTCGTGCCGAACGTGTCACCAGCGACACTTCCACCAAGCGCACTGGATGGACTACCTTGGTCATACACGGCAAATGCTTTTGCAACACTCTGTTTAGTCAGCGTAACAGGACTTGTGCCGTTTGCTGCCGATATTGTGTTTGCTCTTAGTTCACTCATGCTATCACCAGATTACCGTTTACAGTCACGGTAACTCCTGTTGCTACTGTTAGAGGGCCAGCACATAAGCCGTTTGTATTAACCGCTACTGTAATGTTCGTGTCTAGCTGCGCCTCGTGTACACGCACAATGTCTGCTAGTCCACCACCGCTATCACCTAAGTAGCTACCACCACCAAGAGTTGTACCAGAAGCAAACATAGCGTTTGTAATTGTACCAGCACCGGGTGTTACTGTCTGCTGGGCTTTGCCCTGAAAGACCACGTAGAAATCATCTGTAGTCTCTACATCACCTGTCATAGTCAATGCAGTACCAGCTACAGTATAGGCTACACCCGGCTCCTGACGCACATTATTTACAAAAATTTCAAGGTCTTGTGCGCTACCTGCAGCATGGGTAAGAGTATACCCCCGCTTTGCTGGACTACCTGTTACACCAGTTAAGTCTTGATATGCTGCTGTGCTAAAGTTTACGGCTGGTATGTTACCAAGATAAGGCATTAAGTAATCTCCAAAATGCTCAAAGTTGTATCTGCGCTGTTTGCAGTATCAGATTGTACTTTTAATACATCCGTATCAAGCAGCACTACCTTCTGATCCCCACCGATTGGCACAAGCGTACCACCCACAGGAATAGGCGCATCCTTAATTAAGAATACGTTTCCATTTGTTTCTGTGTCTGAAGTATCACTTTCTATTTTAACATCTACAGTTATTTGTGATGTTGTAATATTAGCAATAGACATACCGATAATGGTAGTTTCAGTACCAGATTTACCAGTATAGATAGTCATATCTGTATTAGCACCAGTACTACCACCAGCAAAGGTTTTTATTTTAAAAGCGTTTGCCATTATTTACTCCTAATGTACATTAATTATACCATAATTTATATGGTTTGTCAAGTCTTTTCTGTTATCCTAATGCGATAGCTAGTGCTACTGCTGCGCCATTTGCGAATGCCTGTGTAGATACTGTTCCTGTTTCATTAGGCAAAGATATTGTTCTATTAGCTGTTGGGGTTGTTTTATTCAATGTGGTTGTATAAGTAGCTGATGCTTCTTTAAATACAAGACCAAAACCGTTAGGGCTTGAGTTACCATCATCGTTAAGGGTAATGTTACCACCACTTGTAATACCACTACCAAATGAACCACCACTAATTGTATTTTCCACAAATGCTTTAATAGACTGTTGTGTAGCCAGTGCCGTGGCACTATTAGTAGACATATCGTCTTCATCAAGAATGGCAGTTACAGTTGCACCAGAGGCAAGTGCTAAACTTGTGCTTGCTGTTACTGTAGTTCCTTCAAGAGCAGCGAATGTACCTGCTGCTGCATTGTTAGCACCAATTATTGTACCATCAATAGCACCGCCATCAATGTCTACTTTAGTAATGTCAACTTCACCAGTACCATTTGGTGTAAGTGCAATGTTACCGTGGGCTGCATCCTCTATAGTTATAGAACCAGAACTTGAACCCGCATTAGTATTTAATATTAAGTCACCTGTGCCGTTTGTGGTAATTGTTGCGTTAGCATTATTATCACCAACACGTACTGTGTCAGCATCAAGCTGAACATCGCCAGTACCATTAGGTGCTACAACTATACTACCATTAGTATCTGTACTAATAATAGTGTTACCGTTAACATTGATATTACCAATAGTTGCACCACTACCATTTAGCTTTAAGCGTTCTGCTGCAGTAGCACCTGC